CCATCTTCTGGTCAAACGTGCAGGTCAAGGTCGGCGCCACGCACGCCACCGCGTTGACCATCAGCGCCATCAGCAAGGCCAACCCCGGCGTCGTCACCTACACCGGCACCGACCCGACGAATGGCGACTACGTGATCCTCTCCGACACCGCCGGCATGGTGGAGCTCAAGAATCGCGTGTTCCGCGTGGCCAACGTCAACGGCGCCGGCAACACCTTCGAGCTCGAAGGCGAAGACACCACGAACTACACCACGTTCGTCAGCGGCACCGCGGTGCCGGTGGCGACCTTCCAGTCGATGACCACGGTGCAGGACATCACCGCCAGCGGTGGCGACCCCGAGTTCGCCGACGTGACCACCATTCACGACCAGATCCGCCGCCGGGTGCCGACCGTGTTCAGCCCCAGCGCGTACCAGTTCGGGTGCATCTTCGACCCGGCCGATGCGGCAATGGTGCGCCTGGTCTCGATCACCAAGACCCGCACGCCGGAAGCGATCGTGTTCGTGTTCAGCGACGGTTCCGAGTTCGTCTTCTATGCCTACGCCGCGGCCAGCGGAGCGCCCACTGGCAGCGCGCAGGAAGTCGTCAAGACCAACGTCTCGCTCGAAAGCCAGGGCCTGCCGAACGTCTATGGCGCCTGAGCGCCATGGGGCTGATCAAGCGTGGCGACATCGCGCCGCCCGCCGAACTTGCGCGTGAAGTCGTAGCCGTTGCCGCGCTCGGCGGCGAAGTCGTCGTCGTCGAGCTCGACCTCAGCGCGCGCCTCGAATTCGAGGCCGCGCTCGCCGAGCAGCGCCAGGCCGACCCCGGCAAGCTCGTCTGGCTGATGCTGCCGCGGCTGCTGGCGCTGTGCGTGCGCGACGCCGACGACCAACCGCTCTTCACCGTCGACGAATGGCGCCGCTTCGGCGCGCGGCACCGCGGCGCGGCGGTGGACCTTTTCAACGCCGGCATGCGGCTCAGTGGCCTCGATGCTGCGGAGTCCGCAAAAAACTGAGGCGCCAGCCGGCGTTGCGTGCAGCGCACCGGCTGGCCCTGGCGATCGGCTGCACGGTGGCGGAGCTGCGCACGCGCATGGGCTCGCGCGAGTTCGGGCAGTGGCAGGCCTTCTTCGCCGAAGAGCCGGTCGGCCCCGCCGACAACCTGGCCCTCTGGGCATCGCTGATGGCAGCGCTGCACAACGGGCCCTTGGTCAAGCGCAGCAAACAGCCGTGGACAGCGGCCGACTTCCTGCCGCGCATGTGGCAGCCGCCGCCCGAGCCGAAGAAAGCCGGCATCGCCGACCTGCGCGCGCACGTCGCTGCGCTGAAGGCCGCCAAGGCCTCCGCGAAGAAGTGACCTGCCATGGCTGAACGTGCCGAGATCATCCTCGCCGCGCTGGACAAGACAGCCGCCGCCTTCGCGTCCGCCAAGCGCAACATCACCCAGTTGCAGACGAGCGCCAACGGCCTGGTCGGCCGCTTCGCTGCTGTCACAGCCGGCGCCGGCGCGATCGGCGCCACCTTCGCCGCGCTCGATCCGCGCGGCGTCATCGACGCAGCCGATGCGCTGGCCAAGCTCAGCCAGCGCAGCGGCGTCGCGGTCGAAGAGCTAAGCGCGCTGCAGTACGCGGCCAAGCTGTCCGACGTGTCGACCGAGCAGCTCGCCGGCGGCCTGAAGAAGCTCAACCAGAATATCGCCGCCGCCGCGCGCGGCGAGCAGGAGCAGGCCGAGGCCTTCAAGGCCATCGGCGTATCAGTCACCGACGCCAGCGGCAAGGTGCGCAGCGCCGACGCGGTGTTTGCCGACATCGCCGAGCGCTTCCAGACCTACAAGGACGGCGCGAACAAGGTCGCGCTCGCCAACGCCCTCGGCGGCCGCAGCTTTGCCGAGCTGATCCCGCTGCTCAACGGCGGGCGCGACGGCATCCGCCAGGCGCGCATCGAGCTCGAGCAGTTCGGCGGCATCATCGGCAGCGACCTGGCTGCCAAGTCGGAGCGCTTCAACGACAACCTGACGCGGCTGGCTGTGGCCGCCGATGCGCTGAAGGTGGCGGTAGCTGGCAATCTGATCGATGGTCTGGTCGCCTACAGCCAAGAAGCCGTTGAAGCGGCCAAAAGCAGTAACCTGCTCGGCTTCGCGCTCGGCAAGCTGGTCGACGTATTCAGCGGCAAGGCCACGCGCGAGCTCACTTTCGGCCCCGCGCTCGACGAAGTGCAGACCGCGCAGGCCGAAGTCGACAAACTCACCGCCACCGTTGCGCAACTGCAGAAAGCCCTGGCGCAGGACACGGGCAACGCCGGCCTAGTGCGCAACCTCGCGCAGGTCGAGCGCGCCGCCCAAGAAGCCGGCGCCCGGCTCGCCGCCCTGCGCGCCAACAGCGCCGGCGCCGGCATCAACACCGCCAGCCTCTCGGGTGCGCAGCGCGCGCTGGTATTCGACAAGGACCGCAGCCCCGTTCAAGCCAAGCGCGACGCGCCGGCCCTCGCCGCCGCCGGTGCCGGCAGCCGCGCCGCCGCCGATGCCGAAGCCCTGCTGCGCAAGACGCTCGACGGCCGCATCAAGGCCATCCAGGAAGGCCTCGAAGCCGAGCGCGACCTGACCCAGTTCAACGAAACGCGCCTATCCGAGTTGTACCAGCGCGGATCGTTGAGCATCTCCGCCTATTTCGACGCCAAGGCCGAGGCGCAGCGCGACTTCCTAGCCAAGCAGCAGCAGGGCTTCGATGACGAGATCGCCGCCCTGCGCGACGTGCAGGCCAAGCTCGCCAAGCCGCAAGACCGGCAGGAGATCGAGAACAAGGTCAACGAGGTGCTCCAGCGCCAGGCCAAGGCCTACCGCGAAGCCGGCCAGGCCGCCGAGGTGGCCGAGGCCCAGCGCCAGCGCGCGGCCGACGAGTTCGCGGCCAGCGTGCGCGCGCTCGACGCGCAGATCCGCGAGCTTTCCGGTGACCGCTACGGCGCCGAGCTGCTGCGCAACGCCGAGGAGCTCGACAAGGCGCGCCAGCTGCTCGCCAAGGGTGGCGGCGATGCGCAGCGCGAGCAGGCCCTCGCCAACGCGCTGCAACTGCAGGCCGAGCGCAACCGCCTGCAGGAAGACAATTACCGCATCGCCGTGCGCGCCCAGCAGGCCGAAGAGGCCTTCATGCTCGAGGCCGAGCGCGCCGGCCTCAGCCGAGCCGACACCGAAGCCGGCATCAACCGCATCCGCGAGCAGTCGATCAGCCAGCTCGACGAGCTGATCGCGCGCACCGCCGAGCTGGTGCAAGTCAGCGCCGGCCTCGGCCAGGCCGACCCCGACCTGCTGGCCTTCTACGAAAACCTGCGGCTGATGCGCGAACGGGCCTTCGAGCAGCGCGACCCCGGGCTGCTCCGCTTCAACGAGTTGGCGCGTGAGGCCGGCGAGGTGCTCGCCATCGGCTTCGAAGACGCCATCGTCAGCGGCCGCCAGTTCAACGACGTGATCCGCGACATCGAGAAGTCGCTCGTCGCGCTGGTCACGCGCGACCTGATCACCACGCCGCTCGCGCAGAGCCTGACGCAACTCATCAAGGATCTGGGCGCCGGCGGCAGCGGTGGCGGTGCGCAGACGCTGCTCTCAGGCCTGTTCAAGAGCGCCGCCGGCCTGTTCGGCAGCGCCGGCGGTGCGACAGCCGGCGCCGGCGTGCAGGGGCTGGCTGCCGGTGACCTGCTCAGCCTCTTCTTCCACGGCGGCGGCGTGGTCGGTGCCGGCGGCACGCTGCGCATGGCGCCGGCCGTGCCGCTGGCCACGCTGCCGCGCTATCACGGTGGCGGCATCGCCGGCCTGCAGCCCGACGAAGTGCACGCCGTGCTCCGCAAGGGCGAAGAGGTTCTCACCCAAGCCGACCCGCGCCACCGCGACAACGGCGGCCGCAACCAGGCGGCAGAAGGCGCTGTCACGGTGAACAACACCTTCTGGCTCTCAGGCCCGGTCGACCAGCGCACCCAGCAACAGATTGCCGCGCGCACGGCAGTCTCCGTCGAGCGCGCGGCGCGCCGGGGCAACTGAGATGGCCTTCTTCGAGTCGCCACGCTTCCCTGACGGCATCGCGCACGGCGCGGCCGGCGGCCCCGGCTGGAGCACCGTCGTCGTCGTTGCGGCCAGCGGCCGCGAAAGCCGCGCCGGCGCCTGGGCCTACCCGCGCCACACCTGGGACGTGAGCCAGGGCATCGACACCCAAAGCGACTTCGACGAACTGCTCGCCTTCTTCCTCGCCGCCAAAGGCCGGCTCAATGGCTGGCGCTTCAAAGACTGGGCCGACTACGCCACCACGCACACCACCGGCAAGGTATCCGGCATCACCAGCACCACGTTCCAGCTCGTCAAGCGCTACACCAGCGGCGCGCAGACCACCGATCGCCGCATCCGCAAGCCCATCGCCAGCGGCTTCGAGCTCAAGGACAGCGGCGTCACCCTGACGCTCACCACCGACTACACGCTCGACGCGACGACCGGCATCGTCACCACGGCCACCACCCGCACCGCCGCAAACTTGACCTGGGCCGGCGAGTTCGACGTGCCGATGCGCTTCGACACCGACCGCCTTGAGCGCCGCCTGATCGGCAGCCGCGACCCGCAGCGCGGCTTCCTGCACGAGTGGGGCTCGATCCCGATCGTCGAAGACCCGGCCGCATGACCAAGACCGTCCCCGCCGGCCTGCAGGCCGCCTACGACGCCGGCGCCGCCACGCTCGCCTATGCGTTCAAGATCACCCGCACCGATGCGCAGGTGTTCGCCTTCACCTCGGCCGACAAGGACGCCACCATCGCGAGCGTCGCGTATCTGAGCGCGCCCGGCCTCGACGTGCGCAGCTTCGTCAGCAGCGCCGGCCTGGCCGTCGACAACACCGAGGTGACCGTGCTGCCCGATGCGGCGCTCATCACCGTGCCCGAGATCCTGGCCGGCCGCTGGGCGAACGCGCGCTGGGAGCTCGGCCGCTACGACGTGGACGCCCCGGCCAGCGGCATCGAGCCCCTGGGCTCCGGCGTGCTCGGCGAGTTCCAGCTCCGCCAAGGTGTGTACGTCGCCGAACTGCGCGGCTGGCAGCAGTACCTACAGCAGCCCATCGGCTCGGTAAGCACCAAGACGTGCCGCGCCCGGCTCGGCGACAGCCTCTGCAACGTCAACCTCGCCAGCTACACCGTGACCGGCACCCTCACCGGCGTCACCAGCAACCAGCTCTTCACCGACAGCAGCCGCGCCGAGGCGGCCGACTA